CGACCAATCATTACATATGCATTCTTTCTTTTATTCGCAGTTATAGAAGGTACACTTCTTTATGGCGCAATACAGGCGGGAACAGACTTTCAAGAAGCAATCAATATATTGTGGGACGAAGATACAAAGGCAATCTTTGCGGCAATAATATCATTCTGGTTTGGGTCTAGAGCAATCGACAAGAATCGTAAAGCGAAGAAATAATCATTGACAATACTTTCTAAGTAGAGTATAATAGTCCACTTTAACTTCATACACAAGGAGAAGACTTGGACTTAGTCATTGATAAAAAAAGAGATAAACTGTTAGAAGATTACTCAGTCGGAATGCTGAAAGATTTTTATCTCACAGATTATGAAAAATCACCACAAGAAGGATTTGCACGTGCCAGTTTAGCATGGTCAAAATACAATGACAAAGTAGATGTAGAACTTGCACAACGTCTCTATGATTATGTAAGCAATAAGTGGTTTATGTTTGCAAGTCCTGTTCTATCAAATGCACCCAATGGACAAAGCAAGAAAAGTAAAGGTATGCCCATATCTTGTTTTCTTACTTACGTACCAGACACACTTGAAGGTTTAATCGACCACTCGTCTGAACTTAGATGGTTATCTATTATGGGTGGTGGTGTTGGTGGTCATTGGTCAGATGTAAGAACTGTATCTGATATTGCACCTGGTCCAATACCATTTCTACATACAGTAGATGCTGATATGATTGCATATCGTCAAGGTAAAACACGAAAGGGTAGTTATGCGGCGTACATGAACGTTGACCACCCAGATATTATGGAGTTTCTAAACATTCGTATACCTACTGGTGATGTACAACGTAAAGCATTAAATATACACAATGCGATTAACATAACTGATAAGTTTATGGAAGCAGTTATGACAAATAGCGATTTTGACTTAATAGACCCTAATCATGGCACAGTAAAAGAAACTGTCAAAGCAAGAAAACTATGGGAAAGAATACTAGAAATAAGATTTAGAACTGGCGAACCATATCTAAATTTTATTGATACTGCAAACAATAGTCTACCAGAACCACTCAAAGATGCAGGACTTAAAATACATGGTAGTAATCTATGTAATGAGATACATTTGCCAACAAGTGCTGAACGAACTGCAGTCTGTTGTTTATCATCATTAAATTTAGAATATTACGATGAATGGAAAGACACTACAATTGTAAGAGATTTAATACGAATGTTAGATAATGTGCTGGAGTACTTCATACAGAATGCACCAGACTCGATTGCACGTGCAAAGTATTCTGCATCAAGAGAAAGAAGTTTGGGTCTTGGTGCAATGGGATTTCATTCTCTTTTACATAAGCATGGTGTTGCATGGGAATCTGAACTTGCAAAAGATATTAACGACCAAGTATTTAAGTTCATTCACGATGAAGCACATGCAGAAACCGAGATACTTGCAAAAGAACGTGGTGCATATTTAGATGGACCAAAGAGTGGTAAAAGAAACTCTCACTTACTTGCGATTGCCCCAAATGCATCTAGTGGTGTTATTCTTGGAACAAGTCCTTCAATAGAACCACTTAAAGCAAATGCATACACACATAGAACTCGTGCTGGTAGTTTTCTTGTGAAGAACAAATATCTAGAAGAACTGCTTGAAACAAAAGAAATGAATAATGATAGCATTTGGAGTTCTATCATCACTAATAAGGGGTCTGTCCAGCATCTTTCGTTTCTCACAGAAGGTGAAAAAAGTATATATAAAACTGCTGATGAATTAGACCAAAACTGGGTAGTTCAACATGCAGGAGATAGACAACCTTATATATGTCAAGGCCAGTCTGTCAATTTATTCTTTCCTGCTGGAGCAGATAAATCATACGTGAACAAAGTACACTTACGTGCATGGAGTTCAGGTCTGAAAGGATTATACTATTTGCGAACAGAAGCAAAATCTCGTGCTGAGAATGTTTCTGAGAAAGTAGAGAGAGTCGCACTCCAAAGTGATACAAGTACAATTGTGTATACAAAACCCAATTGTCCTTTTTGTCAACTTGCAAAAGAAGAACTTAAACTTCGTGGTATACCATACGATGAGATTAATCTTGAAGAGATTGGTAAGACTGCAAGAGAAGTTACAGGTCGTAAGGGTGTTAAGACTGTCCCGCAAATATATTTACAAGGTGAATATGTGGGTGGTTACGATGACCTTATGGAGGTATTTAACAAAGCACAGGCAGAAGAATCAGAGGATTGTAAAGCATGTGAAGGATAGGGATATATGGCACAACCAATGCAACAACAAACTGCAAGGATAACCAAAAAACAATTAAAAGAAATAATAAAACAACAACAAAATAAAAAACACAATCAGGAATAATTATGGCATTACTAGAGTTTTCAAAAACGTACAAACCATTCATCTACCCATGGGCAGTTGAACTAACTAAAAAACATGAGGAGATACATTGGATAGAAGACGAAGCAGAACTTTCAGAGGACGTGCAGGATTGGCGAACCAAACTCAACGAAGACGAAAAATTATTCATTACTCAAGTACTAAGACTATTTACTCAAAGCGATGTTCAAGTGGGCGAGAACTACCACGAACTACTGATACCGAAGTTCAAGAATAATGAAGTAAGAAACATGTTATCATCTTTTGCAAACAGAGAAGGTGTTCACCAACGTGCATATGCATTATTAAATGATACTCTTGGTTTACCAGATGAAGACTTTAGTGCATTTCTAGAATACAAAGAAATGGCAGACAAGATTGACTTTATGAAAGATGGTGATATTTCAAGTCACACAGGTTTAGCACTAGCACTTGCACAATCAGTATTTAACGAAGGTCTTTCTGTCTTTGCATCATTTGTCATGTTATTAAACTTTCAAAGATTTGGTAAGATGAAAGGTATGGGGACAATTGTCGAGTGGTCAATTCGTGACGAGACTTTACATGTCCAAGGTAATGCAAAACTATTTCGAGATTTTTGTGGTGAACACACACGTATTGTCACAGACGAACTTAAGTCTAAAATCTACAAGATTGCAAAAGATGTTGTTAAGTTAGAAGATAAATTTATTGACCTTGCATATAATGACCACGAAATAGAAGGTCTTAAAAAAGAAGATGTCAAACAATATATAAGACATATTGCAGACAGAAGATTATTACAACTTGGTATGAAACCAAACTTTAATGCAAAAGATAATCCACTACCATGGTTAGATTGGGTACTTAATGGCGCATCACATGATAACTTCTTTGAGAAAAGAGTCACAGAGTATTCTGTTAATGGTCTTGAAGGCGATTGGGGTTGGGAAGATGTGGACACACCACAAACATTAGAACGTATTGAAGATAAATTAGATGAAGTAATAGCAAATGTAGGTTGTTAGTTTGTTAGATTCTGTCGAAAGAGAATACGAAATAAGATGCGATGTGTGTGGTGTCGATACACATGTAATTGTTGAAGAAGGAGAGAACGAAGAACCTGTTTTTTGCCCAATGTGTGGCGCAGATGCTATCGTAACTGAACTGTTAAATTAAGTCTATATATCATTATGTGGTATTATAATGATGAACCATTTAATATGAGTGAAGAAGACCTTGAGAACTATCAAGGTTTTGTCTACGAAGTAACAGAACTTGAAACTGGTATGAAATATATCGGTAAGAAATTCTTTTGGAAAAAGAAAGTTTTACCTAAAAATAAATCAAGAAAACGTAAAATCATAACCAGAGTTCAGTCGGACTGGAAAACATACCATGGTTCTTCTGCAGAAGTAAAACAACTTGCAGAGCAAGGATTTAAGTTTACTAGAAAAATATTACAATTATGTCGAACAAAAGGTGAGTGTTCTTACTACGAAGCAAAACTTCAATTTGAAAATGATGTTCTATTGAGAAACGATTACTTCAATGAGTTTATTGGTTGTAAGATACATTCTAAGTTTATTAAGGAGATGAAGAATGATTATTTCAAGAGAACTAATAAATCCTAATATTATCATAAATGGCACATCGTATGAAAAGATATGTCACAGAATTAACAAATTTAAACACATGTATCTTGACAAAGGTATAAAACAACATGATAGTATTAGTGTTACAACATTAAATTGTCCAAACGATTACTATGCGGCCTTGTTTGCGGCATGGGAACTCGGCATACAAGTAATTACGTGTTCAGATAGAATATTAAAAACAAGAGAAGATGCAAAACATATGCTTGATGGTGTAAAACATTTAGTAGATGTATTAAGTAAAAACTTTACTGCTTATCGAGAATTTTGTGTGCATGATTTAAATAGACCATTAGACCCAAACAACTCAGGTGGATTAACTCGTATGGATTTAAAAGATGGTCTTTATGCTGAGGTAGTAAATCTATACTCTCATTGGAAAAACATGGATGGTACTAACAACGTTATGTTGATGGACGATGTTGCACCATATCCTGGCACACCGATTCAACCATGGGAAGTAGATGAAAACAATGGTGCTATTATGTCTATTGACCCTGTTATGAATATCAAAGAATCTAATGAATGGTGGCACCCTGATTACTTTACTCATAAAGAAATTATTGAGTCTGCAAAACAATACTCGTTTCCTTACAAAAAGTGTGCAATGTCTAGAACAATTCATCACAATAGATGTATTGATTATTATTTTTTACCAGCATTAATGAATTGTGAAGAAATATTCGATGTCACTTTGATGGACCATACTGAACGTCCCGAAGAAGTATTCATTTATGAATATGTTACAGATTATGCAGTCAAGGCAGTTCGTGAACATGAAATAGAAAGAATACTATTTCCTGACCCAGAATCACTTGAGTTTTTTAAAAGTAAACTTACAGAACCTTTTACACATGAAGTTTTATATAATGTCGGCAAACAAGAAATTAGTTCTAAAACCAGAGTAATAGATGATGCTGGTGTTGACGTAGAAACAGGTAAGTTCGCTGGATAATGATAATCAATCGTGACATTATTAATGATGAAATAGATTTTGATGATAATAAATCAAAAGCAGACCTTGTTTATGAAATAAGACAATGGAAAATGTTACTCAAAGAGAACTACAATGTTCGTAAAGGAGAAACAGTTGCTATTGGCATTCTAGATGTAAATCATTTACATTTAACATCTATTATTGCATGTGCCGAGTTAGGTTTAAAAATATTTTTGATTGATGCGCCTGCAACAGAAGAGTCTTTACCTTATACTAAACTCGCACTTCATGGTCCTGTCGACTATTTAATTCATAATGCTTTTAAAGGCGATGAACTTTATGGTGGTTTGCATGGTAAAATGATTCGTGAATATAGTAAAGAACTAATTGATGCACAAGAACTTAAATTAAAAATACCAACAGGTATGGATTATATTAGTGAAGTATCAGAAGATGATATATTTTTAATTAGTTCTACTTCTGGTTCTACTAAACCTTCTCGTAAAGTTGAATTCACACATAAAGAAGTATATGCAATAGCACAAAGAAATATTGATGTTTTTAAATTAAAACCAGATACTAAAATATTACATAGTAAAAATATGCACCATGTTAGTGCAATGTTGTGTACATTATTACCAGCACTTATGGTAGTTAAAAAACATAGGTCGTTTACAATAGCAGAGATTACCGAATGGCAAGTCAAAGGTCTTAATTTAATTGACTTTAATCACGTAATGATACCAAACGAAAAAATGCTAGGTTGGTTTATTGAATTCTTTGATAAAAATGGTGGACTACAAAAAGGCACAATACTAGTTATGTGTGGATTTACAATGACACAAAAACATATAGACATGTGTAAAGAGTATAATATAGAATTTATTTCACATTATGGTAGTGTAGATACTGCAATCCCATTGCTAGTAAACTATATAAGTGGTGATTCTGAATTCACACCAGACTCTCTAGGAGTCCCACCAGACGATTTTTATGACATAGATGTATCATCTAGTCATGTTTCTGTTAATAACTCCATGTGGACTGAGAGACGTAATATGGACGATATTCTAGAAATAGTCGATGGTCAATACATATTAAAGGGTAGAATCGAAACTATTCACTTAGATGACCTAATTAAGTCATGTCCAGAACCTATAGATTTAAGTTTGTTTGATTACGATACTAAGATTAATATGGAACAACTTCGTGGACATATAAAAAATGTGAAAAAAAGACTTGACAATAC